CCCGGAAACTGAGACCGAGTAAATGGACCCCCGGGCTTACCTGAAGATTGAGATGGCCCTGACCAAGAGGCTCCAGAAGGCATGGGGCCCCTTGGCAGCACAGGTGTTCTCTCAGGTCACTGATGCGATGGAGGACTCTGACTATGCCGCTGCCTACGACTTCGCGGGCCAGCTGGATTTCTCGGTCATCCGGGAGAACCATTACGACTGGCTGAAGTACCAGCTATTTGCGGCGGCCAAGTTCGGGGCCCAGATGGTGGCCAAGGACACAGCCCTGGAGACGGGGAGCTACGAGATTCTCCTGGGACAGGCAGCGGATGCCCTTCTCAGGGATGTGGAAGTCTCAGCCTTCCAGGCAGCCTATACCTCCCTGGCGCAACTGATTGCAGCCCGTCAGTACCCCGAGATGGTCAAGAAGGCTGACACGTTCTACCAAGGCCAGCGATACGTGAAGGAGTTCGTGTCATTCAAGAGCGATGCAGATGCTCGCCTCCAGCTGATTTCCAGCCTCCATAGCTCCCGACTGGCTGTGTGGGGCTTCACGGCTGAGGCAGATGTCCGTGGAGTCACCCAGTACCGACTCACGGCTGTCCTGGATGGACGAACCTCCCACTACTGCCGCTACGTGGCCCATGGGAAGACCTTCGAGGTGGAGGACGCCCGCTCAAGCATCAACAGGATTCTCCAGGCTCAGGATGCTGAGACCGTGAAGAACCTCCATCCATGGCCCAAGCAGGACGCCAAGACCATCAAGTCCCTCCGGGAGATGTCTGCCGCTGACTTGACCGCACTGGGCTACCACATCCCTCCCTTTCATCCCTTGTGCAGGACGCTCTGTGCCGTGGCTGGTCGGAAGGTCATCGGGGAGCCCCGCAAGGAGATGGAGCAGCAGAGGGTCCTGACGCCCCAGACCCCCAAGGAGTTCGATGCCATCGGGGTCAACATCACGCCCAAGCAACTGGACCTCTGGAACAGCACCATTGGCCAGCCCCCGGCAGCCGTTGCCTCCAAGCTCACGGGCCTCTCTCCCGATGACTTGATCAAGCCCAAGGCCCCCTTTGAGATGAGGGTGGGCATTGGGGATGAGGACACCATCAAGCTCAAGGTGAGCGGCCCCCTCGCGGGACCGACTTCACAGGTCGAGATGCAGGTGGTCTACGACAACTTCAGCAAGACCCTTTACGGAAACTACCTGGAGATTGGAGCAAGCCCGGGAGCTACTACCGGATTTCTGGAAGGGCACCTGAAGAGGAGTGTGGAGCTTGCGAAGCTCCTTGAGGCTGACTCCTACGTGGTCAAGGCGGGTGGTCGCTCAGGCGTCTACAACTACGCCAAGATGGGCTTTGTCCCTGCCAATCAGGAGGAGTGGATCAAGATCCAGACGAACATCGAGGAAGCTCTGAAGGAGGGTGGGGAGCTTGCGAAGCACTGGCCCTCTGACCCGACTGAACAGCAGAACCTCAACGCCATCCTGGACATGAACAACCCCAAGGGCATCTATGCCCTCGCGTTCTTGCCATATGGCGACCAACTACTGGCCAAGTGGAGCATCCAAATGCTTCTGGATATCGAGGATGCAGCAGTCATGGAAGTCTTCTTCGCGGCATTCCCATGAAGCCAATCAAGAACACGCGGGTAGAGGATGGGGACGCTTCCCAAGCCCTGGACACCATCTTCAAGGGCCCAGTCTCCAAAGAGCTACGAGAAGAGGTGAAGAACCTCCTCCTCAAGAGCTTCAATATGACCCTGGAAGAGGTGTACTCTCTGTATCCTGGGATGCCCCGCTCCAAGTAGAGCGCAACCAATTGCAGAGGCTAACGTGACCAAGAACTACTCCAAGATTCTGAAGGGTGCCGAGGTTGTCACCAAGTTCAACCCCTACCACGCCAAGGACGGCAAGTTTGCCCCTGCCAATGGTCGTGGGGGCGGGGACTCAGCAGGGAGTGGTGGTACCGGTGGAAGCCATGACGGGGACGTGGAGGGGCCTCATAAGGGGAGCCTTGCTGACTACGCCAAGAGCAAGGATGACCCAAACGTCACCCCTGACTCCATCCTCTCCAAGTTCTCCGAGGCAGAGCGCAAGGAGATTGCGGACAAGATCAAGGAGACCAATGGTCTCGACGGGTCCGACAAGCTCTACACCAAGGAAGGTCCGGCAGAGACCGTCTACACGGCAGAGCGCATGGCGCTGCATGACAAGATCCTTGCCTCCATCTTCAACGTGGATGACGTGAAGAAGGCGACCCCTGCCCCTGGAGAGAAGCCCTCCATGGTGGTCCTGGGTGGTCGGGGTGGTTCCGGCAAGTCCTCCTTCACCAACGGAAAGATCAAGGAGTTCGACGGGGACAAGCACATGGTCCTGGACTCTGACCACATCAAGGGCCTCCTTCGCCCCCCGTATCAGGGCTGGAATGCCGCTCAGGTCCATCAGGAGTCCAGCTACATCCTTGACCGGGTGCAGGCCATGGCGATGCGCCGCAAGCTCAACGTGGTCATTGACGGCACCCTCCGGTCCGACTCAATGATTGGGACCATCAAGCAGTTCTCTGCCAAGGGCTACGACGTTCAGGGTCACTACATGCACCTGCCCCGTCAGGAGGCTGCAAAGCGCGCTGTGGGTCGCTACCTTGGTCGTGAGGGCAAGCGTGGTCGCTTGGTTCCCGTGGATGTGGTTCTGGGCAACAAGAACAACGAGGCCAACTTCGACAAGATGAAGCCCCTCTTCAGTAAGTGGTCTGCTTACGACAACTCCGGGGCCTCTCCAGTCCTTATCCAGCGCTCCAAGAAGAAGTAATCCTTGACAAACTAGGGTAGTTTGGGGTAAATTGTAGTTGTCCCTGAGGGGATAGAAAGAGGTGGGTTATGACTACGAAGAAGGGGTTTCCTCCCGAAGCGTGGGAGAACGAACCCGAATGGGACAAGCTTGGCAAGCTGCCCCCGGAGACCGAGTACCACGACGCGCACAACCTGAAGCTGAAGCCAGAAGAGGCCTTTCCGAATGACCCGACGATGAAGAAGGGCTATGCGGAGTGGTTGAAGAGTAAGGCTTGAGTCGAATTGCACTCAGTTGCAGAGCCCCGTAAAGTCAGGGGACACGTCCCTTTCGAGGTTGCCTGTGTCCCCTCCCGAATACGCGAAGATCCTGAAGCTTAACCCCTACCACGACAAGAATGGCCGGTTTACCAGTAAGCCGGGTGCCCATTCAGTTTCGTGGGGGGGCAAGTTCAAGAAGCTCAATGACCGAGACAAGGCTGAGTACCTCGCAGAGGTAAAGGCATCTGAGGCCTACAAGAAGGCCCATGAGCCACCCCCGTACAAGAAGTACGATGTCTACGGCACCACGGTCGAGACCAGTCTCGGGGTGGGCGATACCCTCATGCGGGATGCTACCCAGAAGCAGTGGGACAGCCTTACCCCCAAGGAGCGTCGGGATATCGTTACGTACACGGGTTCCTTCTCCAAGCGGCTCAACGAGCATGTGAATCCCACCCCTACCTACGAGAAGATTCAACAGCCCCATACCAAGAAGGGCATGGATGCCTCTGTTAAGGCCCTGGACAAGGCCCTGGACAAGATGGAAGTCCCTGACAACGTGGTTGCCTACCGGGCCATGACCCAGCGGGTGTGGGGACTCGACAAGTATGATGTGGCCAAGCCTGACTTCTTCGAGAAGCTGGTCGGGACCGAGTTCAAGGATAAGTCCTACGGCTCTACCTCCATCGACAAGGAGGTTGCTGGGGGCTTCATGAAGCAGGGGCGTGTGATGCTGGAGATCAACGTCAAGAAGGGAGCGAAGGGGGCCTACCTTGGTCAGGACAAGGAGCGGACCCATCACTCCTCCGAGTCTGAGCTTCTCCTGCCCCGTAACTCCCGCTACAAGATCACGGGTTACCGCCACGAGGGTAGCGGGACCTACACCCGGCACATCATGAGCGTAGATTTGATTTGACAAACTAATGTAGTTGGGGTAGGACTTCTCTTAAGGATTGGCCATGTTCGATCAAAATCACGACGATGAATCGAAGTTTGTGGGGGAGGCGGCGACCATCCTCAAGAGCAGCTGCCAGACGTGCGTCCACAGGTGGGCGTCCCTCAGCCAGTGCAATGCCTTTACGGACCGAATCCCCGAGGCCATCTTGGATGGGGAGAACAAGCACATGGAGCCCGTAGAGGGCGACCACGGTATCCAGTACGAGGCAGTCCCCAAGGAAGTAACCCCTCAAGAGCGCCTGGACGGCCTCAGAAAGTAACTCAGATGGACGGCAATGGAGTGCTGAAGCAGATTCTGATGGGCACGGCTTACGGAGATGCATTGGGAGAGCCCCTGGAGTTCGGGGGCGTCCCATCCGCTGAATCCTGGATGAGGGTTCTGACTGACACGGAGGCCCACGCTTCCGACGATACCCAGATGATGCTCTTCCTCACCGAAAGCCTGAAGCTCTGGAAGGCTGACGGCGGGAACAAGAAGTCCCTGAGGCAGGAGATTTCTCGCGGGTACTGCCGCTGGTACACGACCCAGACCAATACCCCGAACGCCATGTACGATGAGGGTGTCCTTGGGTACCATGAGATGTGGCAGCGGCGGGCCCCGGGTAACACCTGCATGGGCTCCATGGCGGCCATCTGCCGTCAGGGTAAGCGGTCCACGAACACCTCCAAGGGCAATGGCACAGTGATGCGATGCGCTCCCATCGGTATCCTGGGGGCTGTCTGGGACATGGGCCCTGCCTGGGTCATCGATACGGCAGTGATTGACGCACAACTCACCCACGACCATCACTTTGCTTGGCAGGGGTCGGTCTACTGGTCTCTCCTGCACTTCTTCCTCACCCGTTCCCCCAATCTGGAGGAGGCAATGGGGAGGGCGCGGATGTGCATGGTGGCTGAGGGCGTCAACATCGATGCCTTCACCAAGCACACCAAGGAGAACGACGCCAAGTTCTATCAGACCCGGATGCAGGCTCAGGCATGGGTAGCTGAGGAGGCAGTGGCGATTGCCCTCCGGTCAGTCATGGGGGCTACCTCCTGGTTGCAGGCGGCCAAGGATGCAATCCACATCGTGGGGGACTCGGATACCGTGGGTTCCATGGCGGGAGGCCTTGCAGCCCACCTTTTCCCCATTGATATCCCTGACCTCAAGGCTGTGGTCGATATCCAGCCCGTGATTGACTACGTGGCGGCTGTGTAAGTCAGCGCAACTGATTGCAGAGTTCCGAGGGTCCGGCTAATCACCGGGCCCTTTCTTTTTGGCAACTTGGCAGGTCAGAACAAGTCAAGTACCCTTGTTCACATGGAACCCGTCAAAATCCAGAAGGCCGATGAAGAACAGCGGATGGTCTACGGGGAGGTGTATTCCCCCCTCAAGCCGGATGTGCATGGCGAGTACATGGATGCCGAGGCCATTCGAAAGATGGCCTACAACTTCATGCGCGAGTTGAAGCTTGCCTCAGTGGATACCCAGCATGAGAACGTCCTGACCCCCGGCGTTCATGTGGTGGAGAGCTTCATCGCTCGTGATGATGACGCGACCTTCATCCCAGGCAGCTGGGTCGTGGGCGTCCACGTGGATGATGATGCCCTCTGGGAGAAGGTGAAGAAGGGCGAGCTTAACGGCTTCTCTGTGGAGGCCCTGGTCATCAAGCAAGAACAAGAGGTGGAGATTGAGATCCCGGATGAGCTTACGGGCCCCACCTCCATTGTTCAGGGTCACTCCCACGTCTTCACGGCCAAGTTCGGAGAAGACGGGAAGTTCCTCGGAGGCCAGACCGATTACGTGGACGGTCACAACCATCGCATCGTGACGGGCACTGTGACAGAGGTGGCCAAGGGCCACAGACACCGTTTCTCTTCCGTGGACAACCTCTCCATCACCGAAGGTTGATTCACTTTCTGTTACTCTCCCAAACATCGTGACCCGGAGTTCTCCATGAAGATCAAGGTTCGGATGAAGAAGCTTCTTGATCCCCAGGCACATTTTGTGTCCCTGGTCTCGCGTTCTGCGAACCAGATCCCTTTTCGCATCCAGAAAACCGCTGAAGGAGCCCCTATGATTGACTTGACCAACCCCCGTAGCTTCCTCTCCAAGATCCTCAAGGGCGAGAGCACCGCACCTGAGGCTCCCGCTGCCCCTTCGGTTGGGGCGGTTATCGTCCACAAGACGGCGGACTTGGATGCAGTCAAGGAAGTCATCAAGAAGGCTGGCTTCTCGGTCGATACCATGACGGAGAACGCGGACGGTACGGTCATGTTCGCTCAGGGCGAGGCCCCGGAAGAGGGTCACGTCGTTCGTCTGTCTGACCAGATGGTGGTGGTCATGAAGGGTTTCGAGCCCTGGAGCCAGAAGCTTTCTACCTTCTCGGAGAAGCTCGGGGCGACTGCTTACACCGAGGGCTTCTACGCGGCTTCCAGCGCCCTTCGCTCTGTGATTGACCAGTCCGTCTACGCGGCTACCTCCTTCGAAGAGGCCAAGCTCGCAGCAGAAGGGCACCTCGCGGACTTTACTGCCCACGTCATGGGTCTTGTTGCTTCTATCCCGGGCAAGGCATTCTACGCCAATGCCCAGCTGGGGGAGATGGCTTACAAGACTGCAACCCCCTCTGCAACCAATTGCGAAACCATCAAGAAGGAAGAGACCGTCATGAGCGACACTGAGAAGACCGAAGAGAAGGTTGTTGAGGTGGTTGCGACTGCCCCGACCTCTGATGTGGTGGTTGTCGAGACCCCCGCTGACGCTCCTGCGCCCTCTGTGCATGAGGCCATCACCTCGGAGACCCCTGTCCCGGAGTCCGTGGAGAAGGCAGCCAAGAAGAAGGAAGAGGAGAAGGCCAAGGAGGAGGTTGCTCCTACGACTGAGGCCCCGGTTGCTGAGGAGGGCAAGGCTCCCCCGTTCGTGAAGGAAGAGACGGATGAGGAGAAGGCGAAGAAGGCCCCTGTGAAGAAGGAAGAGGCCCTCCCGGACCCCGTGCTGGAGATGCTCACCAAGCTCAGCGGTCAGATGTCGGAGATCACGACCATCCAGAAGTCCCAGGGAGAGAAGATTGAGGCCCTGGTGACCGAGAACAGCACCCTCAAGACCCAGGTCTCTGAGGCTGTCCAGAAGGCGGATGCAACCCAGAAGGTGGTCAAGAGCACTGTCATCGCTCCTGCACCGATTGGGGACCCTTCGTCTAAGGTCGCGGTTTCTAAGGCAGATGAAGGTTCCGAGTTCGGAACGGGCTATTACGACAGCGCTCTGATGGGCTCACGTGTTGCTCGCAACAAGAAGAACAGCTAAAACTTTCTATATCGGGGCTAATAAAAAGCCCCCCATGTTTACGATTCAGGAGACGGCAAATGAGTTCTAATCAGGAAATCATCCAGAAGGCTGACATGGCTCTTGCCGATCTCGCGACGGCAGGCAAGCTCAACCCCCAGCAGACCAACCGGTTCCTCAAGAACCTGATGGACTCCCCGACCATCATCCCCCAGGTCCGCACGGTCTTCATGACGGGCCCGGAGATGAAGATCAACAAGATCGGTTTCGGCTCGCGCGTGCTTCGTCCGGCAGTTGAGGACACGGCGCTCTCGGCTGGTGACCGCGTGAAGCCCGACCTCGGTCAGGTCGTGCTGAACACCAAGGAGTTCATCGCTGAGCTTCGCATCCCGTACTCTGTCCTTGAGGACAACATCGAGGGCGGGCGCATCGACGGCAAGCCCACGGAGGGTGCCGGTGGCATCCACGCGACGATTGTTGACCTCCTGGGTCAGCGCGCGGCTCGTGACCTTGAGGAGCTTGCTCTCCAGGGTGACACGGCTTCGGGTGACGCTTACCTCGCGACCATGAACGGCTGGCTGAAGCTCTGTGTCTCCAACGCGGTTGCGGCTGGCGGCGCGGTCTTCACCAAGGACCTCGTGAAGGCGGCTGTGAAGGCGATGCCCGACCGCTACCTCCGCGACCGTAACGCCATGAAGCACTTCGTCTCGGTTGATAACGAGACTGAGCTTCGTGACCAGTACGGCGAGCGTGCGACGAGCCTCGGTGACTCGATGGTGCAGGGTAACCTTCCCCTGCGCGTCTTCGGGTCCACGGTTGAGGGCGCGGCGATGATCGACCCTGCCTCGGCTCTCTTCACCAACCCGAAGAACCTGATCTTCGGAATCCAGCGCGACATCACCCTTGAGTTCGACAAGGACATCACCCGCCGCCAGTTCATCGTTGTCCTCACCACGCGCGTTGCTCTTCAGGTTGAAGAGACCCTCGCGGCAGTGAAGACCACTGGCATCGCGCTCTAAGTTGTCAGAGTGGGCGTAGTTCCCCCCGTCTACGCCTCTCGGAGGGCCTCCTTAATCGGGGGCCCTCTTTTTTTGTGCTTAGTGCTTAGGTTAGAGTCGCATTCTGCAATTGAGTGCAGGTAGTTCATACCCAAGGAGTGTGCATGACCATCAAGACTGCCAACCCCGACGTGAAGTC